ATGACCAAACGCGACCTGAGCTTTTGTGTCTTTGATTGTTTGGATTGACTGTTCATAATTATCTGGTGTGATCCAAGGAATGAATAGTATGTTCAACCCATCAAAATTGACAACAGTTGGATCAGTGTATATCCATGGTTCATACTTACCGTCAAGAGTAGTAAACAAAGTTTGCATTGAATTAATGCTATTTGTGTTCTTATGATAAATGTCGTGGTTGCCGAGAATCACATGAGTCTCAATGCCCATCTTACCCAGCCGATAAACAAAATTGTTTCTGAAATTCTCAAGCGTTTTGAAGTTGATATACTTTCGTCTATCGACAATATCACCCAAATGAATAACAGTCTTAATATCGTGCTCTTCTAGGTATGGAAAGAATAGCTCATCATAAAATTGCATGAAGTATTCATTAAATACTTGGGAATCATTTCTCGCACCGAAATGCGTATCGGTCAACAAAGCTATCTTCATACACTACTCGGCTGTCTTTGGCTCTTTTTTCTTGAAATTCTTTTCCTCGAATTGTTCGATAAAATCATACAAATTTTGATGCATATCATATGTTGGGCCACTTTCAGAATTTTCATATTCTTGCAAAGTGACCAATTCGTCTTCTGTGATTGCTCTTTCTAAAGACTTATATCTAACATATAGTTGCTTCTTCTCTTTTTGTATCCTTCGCAGGAATGCATAGTAAATAATCTGCGTAAAATACGAAAATGGATTTTGAGATTTCTGTGGATCAAAATTGTGGATGTATTGAATGCAATTTTCAATGCCATCAGAAATCATATCTTCGCGAAATGTATAATTAATAAAGTTTGGCTTGTACGACAAATGTTCTGCAATCTTCATAAAACACTCACCAATAAAATTGGGAATCTGAGGCTTTGGTTCGCCTATCTCTTCAGCCTCTTCTATCGATCTTTTATATTCAACCATTGCCTGAAAAAACTTCTTATTATCTATGTAATGTTCTTTTTTTGCCAATTCACTTCTCCTAATGAATAGTAGACTTCTTCTTCTCTAGCATCGACCTAATTATATCGTCTTCAGAATTATAATACTCGTCGTATTCTCCAAATATCGCGTCCATCAAATCAGATGGAACCTCAGGCATTATAGACAATAAATCTTGTAGTGCAGTTTTGGTTTTATCAGTATTTGATATCTTTTTGTCAAGTGGTGCATTTCTCCATTCTTGTCGATTCTCTTCAGTTTTCTTTACTGCCGTTCTATATAGCTCTTTCATATCTTTTGCCAAAGTCGTAATGGCAATAATTGTATCTGATTGTATCTTAATGTTCTTGAAATCTGTACAAGGAATCCAATCGTAAAACATAAATGTAATATTTTGAGTGTGTATATTTTCCATCTGTTCAAATTTCAGCGGATCATAAAGTTCAACAATCTTTGGAAAATCTGAAAAATGGCCAGGGTGATTCACACCAGCAATAATTTCGTCTCCGTTCATCAGACGAAAGTAACGCAAATAAATTTCTTCAGGCTCGTTTTTAGTGTTTGCCATATTGTATATATGCCTTATTTGAATTTAACTTGATATATCTTTACCGGAAACTTTTCCGATCGATATAGTTCAAACCTTTCCTTGAAATGTCTTGTCGCAAAATTCTCATAATTTTTGTATGTCAAATCATCTACAATATCATACAGTACCGCTTCTTCTTTTTGGTCCCCTTTTCTCAATCCTCTACCAATCGACTGAAGTGTGCGAACTCTTGATTTGCCTGGATGTGTAAAGATGATGTTGTGCAATTTCTTGATATTAACTCCAGTCGAATACACCCCACTTGAAGCTACTATTATAGCATCTTTTTCAGATTCTACAATACTTCTAATCGATTCTCTTTGTTCCGTTTCTGTTTTACCCGAAACGAAAAACACTTTTCGCTTGTCGCCCACCTTATCACGAATCATCTCAAAAAGAGGAACACCATGCCTTTCCACATATTGAAACAGTACGAGTGTATTCTGTTTTAGCGATACTGCAAGATTCACAATGAACGCATTTCGCTTTTCATTGCCAACCAAAAAGTCAATTTCTTCTTGGTACTTTTTTCTTGCCATTTCCTTTTTCACTTCTTCGGTATAATTTAACACCAATGCTTTGATTTGAAATCCAGCAAGAAAATCTTTATCGATTAGCTCTTTTGTAGTTGCAACAGATTTAACTCGCCCAAACAATCCTTCAAGAACTAGCTGATGTGTCTGTGTTCCATCTAGCGTTCCTGTTGTGCCGATTCGATATGGAATATTTGTCAGCTTGGTCATTAGCGTCGTCAATGATTTTGCTTTGAATAGATGACACTCATCACCAATGATCACGCTGAACTGCTCAAAGAACTCGACAGGCATTTTATAGATTGATTGCCAAGTTGAAATGACGACTGGTGCATTCGATTCTTTGGATCTACCTGACATAATCTGATGCACGTTTGTTTTTGAATCCCATCCATAATCAGCAAAGTCTGAAGACAACTGTGCAACCAGTGATGTAGTTGGCACAATAATTAGCGTTCGCTTGGGCTGATAATATCTGACTAGTAAGTAGATGATTAGTGATTTACCAGAACCCGTTGGTGACAAAAGAAGCGTTCGGCGCTTACGAACTGCATGAACAAATCCTTTCATCTGCCACTCTTTTGGTGCGAAAGGAAGATTCAGTGTCGAAACAAATTCTTCTGCTTCTGCAACAGAAAACTCTTCATCACCAACCAATGCATCATCCTGAAAGATGATGTCATAGTTTCTCTCTTCTGCCCAATTAACAATATACTCTAGCAGCCCTACATATATTTGACCGTTCTTTGTATTGAGCAAACGTATCTTGCCATCCCACACACGATTACGATATGCAGGCATGAACTTATAGCCAGGAACAAAAAACGTGAAATGATCTGATAATTCGCGAAGTATATACTCTTCTGCATATACACCCAAATACACATCGTTTACTTGCGTGATGAATAGCGTAGAACTTGTTGGCATCTTACTCGTCTTCGTCTGAGAACTCTTCGTCGAAATCGTATTCGATCCATTCAATCTCGTCTTCGGTCAAACCCAGAGCTTTTACCTCTTCTTCGGACAAATACTCTTCCAATAGATCATCTTCGTAATTTCCAAGAGATGTGTATTCTTCTTCAAAAGCTCCATTAGGAATGAATAATAGATTTGAAGAATCAGAAACACGCACTACCCAATCACCAACAATTGAAACAAAAGGCTTAATCATTGAACGAGTATATCTCGCATTTACTTCTTCATATATATCTTCATCTTCGGTGATCCAACTTGGCCATTTGCTCTTATCGTCTTCTATTTGATAGGCTTTTGCAAATTGAATTTTTCGCATATGTGTGTATCCGAATTCATCCGATTCCATTGATAAACTGCCTCCACTTAATAGCATTATTGATCTGCCAATTTCGAGAATTAATGCTAGAGATGATTGATTTCAGAAATTCTACTTTTTCCTTTTGTAGGTCCATCTTCATCAAAATGGCAATGAGTTGAGAATCGCTCTCAAGATAACGAGGAACGTCTTGCTTCAATAGCTTATGGTCGAACTGTTCCCATCCATGTTCATTCAAATCTTCTTGGCACATTTTACCAGAATAGTATTCGTACTTAATCTTCTCCAATTCTTTATATTGATAGTTCAGCTTTTTATATGTCAAATTTTCTTGATTGTAAAACTTCAGATACTTATTATGAAGTTGAGGTATTTTTAACGATTCGGTATCAAGTTCGGTATCGTCAATTTTACAGTCATTCGTCCATTCCGATTCAATCTCTTCAAGTTTCACTACAGTTCCGTCTCCTGTACAAATCTATGTAAAATATAAGCATTACAGCAAGTATGTCAAGCTAAGGTAGCTTAGTAAATGTGTATGTCAAGTATTGGAACGTAACATCTGCGGTAAGATAATCAATGTCACTCGCCATGGAATCAAACTCTAAAGAAGACAACGAGACTGGAAACACATCTTCAAACGTAACTGCAAAATTGCCATTCATGTTGCTGTTTAGGCAAGTGAGTGTGGCATCAGAAAATCTAGGATCGGATGCACTTGTCGTTCTCTCTGCCAATAGATCAGCATACTGGTCATAGCTATCGGGAAAACCAAGACCAATCATCCAATTTTGAATCTCACTCCAATTGGTCAGGTCTTCGTCTACTTTGAATCGAATATTGAGGGGTTCGTATTCAAAATTGTCACCAGGCAAATCTGTTCCACGAAAAGGCTTTGCCATCTTGATGCTGCCGACTGTGATACCCGGTAGATTTACTGATTGAATAAACCACTCTACGTTTGGTAGTTTATTGATGTTGAATTTAAATCCAACAGGTGATAGAAAATTTTGATTATCTGGTTGTGCCATACGAACTGCCCCTTTGTTACTATTTATAAAGGAGGCAAAGAAAAGCCCCACTCCAAAAAGGAGTGGGGCAGTTCTTCAGTCGGTGATGCTTATATCTTAGAGTAGGTTCTTGATCATAACTCTTCGATAGTAGGCATTGCTGCTAGCAGTAATTGTCTGTGGAGCATTACTCTGAACAGCAAATGGATTAGCAACAAGACCATATCGAGTCTTGAAGCCGATCTTTGGCTGGAAGTCGTTCTCACCAACGGCGCGAACCATCTGGAGAGGAACATATGGGCAGTAGAAGAACCCAGCGTCATACGCTGAAGATCCACGATACCCGACACATGCATACTCAAAGCCGTTTGTCGCAATGTGGTAAGGATCGATGAAGACCTTGAAGCGGCCATTGAGAACACCCGCGAAGGTGTTGCCAGTGTCATCGACCTGTAGGTTATTTGAAGCGAGTGCTGGAGTGTTGTCTAGTACGCCAGCCATCGAGAGTGCAGAAGCAACATCTGACGAGCAAAGAATGAGATTACCCTTGCCTCGACGAGTGTACTTAGCAATCTGATTTGCTTCTCGCTCAAGCTGGAACATGAGCCCCTTGAACTTCTCAACGCTCCAACGACCATTTGCATCAACGTCAAGGTCAAACTGACCTGCTGTTGCTGTGCCGCTCTGGGCGCCCTCGTTCGCACTAACAACAATCTTACGAACAACTTCTCGGTTAATCTCAGCAAGAATCTCAGCACTAAGAATGTTTGAGAGTTCAGTCTCAGCATCAAGACCATGAATCGCCTTGAGGTCCTGAGCAAGCTCGATTGTGTACTCAGCCTTTAGCGCGCGGCTGTCGGCTGTGACTGTCACCTTGTCGATGTTGAAGCCCATCTGCTGGAAAGTACCTGTAGTACCAAGTACCTCAGCAGCAGCGGTAGTCATACCAGAACCAGTATCATTGATGTCTACTGACTCCTGTGCAGCAGAACCACTCTGTGAACCAGAACCAGAGAAGCCAGTGTTCGCTTCCCAGTAGAACGCCTCAGACTGTGGGCTCTCTGGACCCGAACCAGTAGCAGGTGTTGGACCGTCAAGACCTGAAGGACCTTGTCGAGTGACAGGCACTAGAGGCTCCTCAACGCCAGTGGCGATAGAGTTCGCATAGACGGCGCGCATCGCAAAGATCAGGCCAGTTGGGCCTGTCATTGGCTGAACACCACAAATATCATACGCGATAAGGTTAGGCATCGCACGTCGAACGAGCGAAATCATGACAGGATTATAGTTGTTAACCGAACCGGTCATTGTTCCTTCTTCGGCAAGAAGGCCGCCATCCGCTTCGCCAGACTCCTTGAGAGCCTGTTCCTGATTCTCTAGCATCGCAGCAGTTACGGCTCGCTTATAAGGATCCGTAATTGGGGGAAGTGAATCATGGTCTAGGACTGGCTGCCACTTCCTCTGTAACTCTTCTGAAAGCAACATATCTTTTTTCTCCTTAACTGATTTTCTCAGTATTGTTTTTATTTATAAAATTAGTTTCTTACAGTTCTACCAAGTGTGTTGGTGTAGGCAGCCATTGCCCCTGACAACTCATCATTTACGTCTAACCCCTCTTCAAGTGTCTCTTCTGCAATCAAACTTGAGTCTGATTTTGGAAAATACTTACCCCGAAGAGTTTCTAGAGCATCCCTGTACTGATCATTATCCTCAAACTCGATTCCCTCTGCAAGACCTCTAAGTTTTTCGGACTCCGTATCAGCCAAGTCGTTTGTTAGTTCATCAAGCATTTCGGACTGTTCGTGGCCCTTCAACGCTCGCTGCAACTCAATGTTTGATTCCACAACTTGGTTTAGCTGTGATTCCAAAGTTTCTACCTTCTCGGCTAATGCTTCTGCAACATCAACCTTCTCTTCAGGCATGTCAATATAGTGTTCCTGGAATAGATTTCGTAGACCAGTGATGAAATCCTCTGTAATCTCGGAACGAATACCACGCTCGACAGCGAGTTCATTCTCTTTCATCCATTCCTCTACAACGTAATTGAGGTAGCCATCTACCTTCTCGGTAAGTTCGGAAGAAATACTCTCAATTGCCTCAGATAGTTCGACCTTATAATTTTCTTCAAGTTGATCAATCACTCCGTTGACCTTCGCGACGACAGCACTTTCAAAGAGAATTTTTGCATTGTTCTGGAATTCTTCTGATAGTCCAGCTTCGCCACTAACAATGACACTAAGATCATCAGATAGGTCGAGGTCATCAGAAGTGATTCGAGGAATTTCATAAACAAGAGACTCTTCTACTTCGTACTCTTCGCCTTCGTCCTCGTCTACTTCTTCTTCGCTCGCTTCGGTGACTGCACCAAGCAGGTCAGTTAGCTCATCCTTATCCATTTCTTGAATGGCATCGAGAAGTGATTTTGCAATACCAGCACGAGTCATCGGAAGATCATCTTCTTCTAACTCTTCTGTATCGAATCCAAATGCATCTTCCATATCCTCTTCCTTTACGTTTTCAGGAGAAAGAACCTTTTTGGTTGGGTCAGCAATTGTAGTTGGTGTGTCTGAAGACTCCTGGCCCTGCTTGTCGCCTCTTCGGCCCTTTGTCTTTTTGGTAGAATCTCCGGCTTTCTCAGAAGCCTTGAAATTTCCACCAGGATCAGTAGACTGTTTAGGAGGAGCAACAGTTCCCCCCGAAGCCTTTGGTGAACCAGACTTCTCAGGAGTGCTACCTTCCGAAGGAAGGGCTGCATTTCCTGGAGTAGCCACCTCTACGATTGTTCTTTCGAGTGATTGTGCTGACATTTTTTCAATTCTCCTTGGGAAAAATTCTAGTACCTATTTATGTAAATTATAATTTTGAAAGGAAATCCTTAAATAAATTAAGTTTCTGTTCCTCTAAATTAACCCTAGATGTCTTTTCGATCTGATCATGATAGTTGCTGATCTCTCTTTCCTGTAATATACCATTGTCCCAAACCCACTCTTTTCCTTCCATAATACCTTCAACAAATGCATTAGGAGCAGATGGATCGGCCACAACGTCCGCGGCTGTTGCAAGATAAAAATCTGGTTGTACTACATTTGCACCTGCCTGCGACTTCAATGAACCCATACCACGAGAAGAAACACCTAACTTTGCACCTTCTTTCATCAGGTTCTTTACGATGTTGCCATAAGGTGTGTCCATAACTTTTGCTTTTCCAATAAAGTTATTTCCATCTTCATCTAGAC